AAAGGCTGTGACTTTGAAATGGTATCCAGCTTCGGGGCATTGAGGAAGTCATTCTATAAGGCAAGAAAAGGAACCAATTGGAAAGCATCCGTCCAAAGATACGGATGTAGCATAATGCGAAATTCATATAACATAAGCCGTAAAATGCGGAAACATCAAAACATAACAAAGGGATTTGTTGAATTTGATTTGTGTGAAAGAGGTAAACTTCGCCATATATCATCGGTTCACATAGCCGAGAGAGTTCCTCAAAAGTCCGTATGTGATTATGGGATTGTACCTATCATGGAGAAATCCATGCTATATGAAAACTGTGCATCCCAACATGGCAAGGGAACGGAGATGTCATTACAACTACTTGCAAAACAACTGCGAAGACATTACCGCAAAATGGGTTTTACCAATGCTGGTCTTATAGTATTGGTAGACTGTCGTGACTACTTCGGGAGCTTGAGACATGGTGAAATAGAACTGAATATGCATAGGATGATTACAGATGAAGAATTAGTGGAACAGACAATGATGTTTATCAGGCAGTTTAAGCATGGTTTGGGATTGGGCTCGCAAGTATGTCAAATTAACGCTGTCGCATTCCCTAACCGCATCGACCACTATATAAAAACAGTTCTAGGTTATGATATGGGAAGGTATATGGATGACTTATATGTAATCGTTCCAACTAAAGAGGAAGCTAATTATGTTCTTGAAATAGTCAATAAAAAATACACTGAAATCGGTTTGACGTTAAATACACGAAAGACACAGATTGTCAAATTATCACATGGGTTCACATGGCTGAAGAAGAAGTTCTATCTTGCTGACAGTGGCAAGGTAATAATAAAACCGCCAAGGGAAAAAATTACAAGGGACAGGAGAAAACTGAAGAAGCTTGCAGCCATGTTCAATAAAGGCGAGATAAAGTTTACTGATGTTTTGGGATTTATGTCTAACTTCCATGGATATATGGACAAATTAAATGCACACAGAACGGTAATGAATATGGACAAACTTTTTAATGAATTGTTTGTCAGAGATTTTGTAACAAAAGGAGGATACCATAATGAGCAAATTTTTACTGCTTAACAAAAATGATGTAATAATTGACATTGTTGATACAATCAAGTATGTCGAAAAAAACGTGAATGGTCTCGTGGTATTATGCACGCAGGCAAATGCACAGGGATATATAGGCTCTGACAATGAAACTATATATCCAAAAACAGGTACACAGCTTGTACCGGACTATAGTGATATATCAAAAGAGGTGTCAGTGGCAGAGGTTGACGATAGTGTGACACCACTTGCTTATAAGTATGATTTTGAAACGGGAAAGATTGTTGTTAATAAAGAACCATACCCCGCTGATAATCTTACATTAACAAGGCAGATTACACAGACTAATGCCAATCTCGAATACATAGCCATGATGAGCGATATCGAAATTTAGGAGGTGATGGTAATGGTTGCAAAAAAGGCAACGACACACAGCAAGAACTATGAAAAAGTAAAAAATTTCTATGATGAAGGGCTGTGGGACACAGAAAAAGTCAGAAATGCTGTAACTAATCCAAAGAGCAATCCCTGGGTCACTGAGGAATCATATCAATAACGAACTTAACCATAATAATAAATAAGGGCATATAAATAGGAAATAAGGAGGACCACAAAAGATGAATAGATTAGAAAATATTACAGAGATAGTCGACAAGCAAAATCTAATCATATCGGAGCAGTCTAGTATCATTTACGATTTATTCCAGAAACTGAACCAGTATATGACTCAGGAGGAGATAGACAGTCTTCCGGAGGTAGCGAAAATTAATGCTTTAGCGGATATTAAAAATGGTGTAGGTTTGTGATACTGAAACAAAAAAGTAAATGGAGCCGTAAGGCTCTTTTTTTATGCAAAAGGAGGCAATGACGTATGAGTATACAAGACTGGATTGAAGGTGGCTGTGGCGTTTTATTTCTAATAACAACCCTTATACAAATATCACCTATAAAGTTTAATCCATGGACGCATATTGCAAGGGCGATAGGCAAGGCGTTAAACGCCGAAATGAAGGAGATAATCGAGGAAAGCGATGCGAACAATAGGCGGTATAGGATACTTCGATTTGATGATGAGATACGCCATCACACTAGGCACACAGAAGAACATTTCAACCAGGTACTTGAGGATCTGGACAAATATGAGAAATACTGTAGCGGACATCCGAACTATAAGAATAATAAGGCGGAGCTTGCAATCGAGAATATTAAACAGACATACAAGAAATGCAAAAGTGAAAATTCATTCTTAGTATAATGGAGGATTACATGGGCGAGAAACATGAAGGAAAACAAAAAAATAAATTAAGTGGATTGGATAAGTACCTCATATTTTCGTTTGCGATGATAACCATATTCACAATCGTGCAAACAATAATAACAGCAATAACAAGCGTGGAGCAATCTACCTTGATAACTGCATACTTTTCAGTGTATGGCGGCGAGGTTCTTATGTGTGCTTTAATAAAACGATTTAAGTTAAAAGATGAAAGCGAGGAAAAGAAAGATGAGTGAAATACTATTTTACATTATTCAATTAATTATAGTGGCAGCAATATTGCTTGCTACGAAGTACATAATACCATTTGTGAAGGAGAAGATAGGCACAGAGCAATTACTCATAGCCGAAAAGTGGGTTAAATATGCGGTTCTGACTGCACAGCAAACTTTGACATCTTCGACAGGCGCGGAGAAGAAAACGTATGTCACAGATTTCTTAAAAGAGCTACTCACAGCAAAGAACATATCACTTACTGACGAACAGCTGAATATATTAATAGAGTCAGCTGTTAAAGCAATGAAGATGGAGGATAACACATGAAGGGCATAGACGTAGCAAAATGGAACATAATAACAGACTATGCAGCGGTCAAAAAATCAGGCGTGGAGTTTGCAATCATAAAGGTAATCAACAAATCAAATGCAAACGATTCCCTATTATACGCACACATAAAAGGGTTCAAGGCAGCAGGTATACCCTGTAATATGGGCTACACTTATTCATACGCAGACACCACAGCAAAGGCAGCAACGGCTGCAACAGCGTTTGTCAAATATGCCAAAGAGGTAGGAATAGACTTCATGTGGTTAGACTTGGAGGACACCTGCATGCGTGGATTGGGACAGAAGCTGGTTAATATTATAAAAGAATATTATGCAATAGCAAACGCAGGCGGTATGCGTTTTGGCATTTATACCTATGCCTCATACTACACATCTTATATCAAGCCATATATCAGCCAGTTGAGTGGCATACCATTCTGGATAGCTCGCCATCCAAGCACAAAGGAAATGAAGATAAGCGACAGCGTGCCAGACACCAAAAACCTTCCAACAGGCATTGAAATCAATGGTTGGCAGTATTCATCCAAAGGCAAGATTAACGGCATAACAGGCTACGTTGACTTGAACGTGTGGTATGAGAATAAAACCGTCAAGACAGCCACAACGACTATTACAGCCGACAACAACCCATTCATAGAGCCGAAAGCCAATGTTAAGGTCGGAACGCTTGGCAATGACGCAAACTGGGTACTGTGGTATCTGTGGAGGTTTGGAAAGCTCACAGACAGCAAAGGAAAACCCGACGAGAGCCAGATAGACGGACATTATACAATATCTACTCAGGCAATCGTAAAAGAAGTCCAAAAACAATTAGGACTCACAGCCGACGGAATAGTCGGGACAAAGACGAGGGCGGTATTCAAAAAATTAGCATAAGACAGGAAGGAAAAGCTATCAATGGAATTGAAAGAACTTTGCAATAAGACAATGGCTTTGTTCGGAATATCTTCAATAGATGAACTGTCAGACCGATTAATGAAATGCGTTTTAGATAAAGACAAGGAATCCTCGCTCAAACTTCAAGCAGACTTCGCCCAGATTGTGGGCGGAGATTTGAGCGAGGACTGGCTACAGAAAATATTCCAGTATTATTGTGCTGACAGGAAGGACAAGAAACAGGATTACACACCGCCAACGGTTGCAAAACTGTTGGGGATATTGGCAGGCAATGGAAATTGCTGTATTGATATGTGTGCAGGCAGTGGGGCGTTGACAATACAAAAATGGAATCTTAACCATGACACGTATTTTGAGTTATACGAGTTTGACGAGAATGTAATCCCATACCTGTTATTCAATATGGCTGTAAGGAAGATAAACTGCACAGTCTACCACGCTGATGTATTACAAATGGAAATATTCAAAACCTACAAAGTTCAAAACGGCATAGTTACGGAGGCATAGAATGGAGAAAATATTGGTTTCCAACCCGCCATACAACATGAAATGGAGCATACCGCCATTCGCACAGTTACAGCCAAGGTTTTCAGACTGTGTACTCCCGCCTGAAAGCAATGCAAATTACGCATTTATGCTGACAGCATTGGATATGGCTGAAAGGGCGGTGTTTCTCCTGCCATGTGGAATCCTCACAAGCGAGGACGCAAAGGAGAAGGAAATACGAAAATATCTAGTAGAGAAAAATTACATAGACGCAGTTATCACCTGCCCTGACAGGATGTTTGAGGCGACATCCATACCAACATGCATTATCGTATTGGATAAAAACAAGACTACAACAGACATTATGATGATTGACATGAGGCAGACATATACTGTTGCCGTCAGGGAGCAGAATGGGCAGTATGGCGGCACGTCGCACGAGAACAGAACATACAAGAAAGAAGTCAAGACATTCTCTGATGAGGATATAGAGAAGCTCATGGCTGTTTATGAAGGCAAAACCGATGCAGCGGAATTTTCAATAAGCGTGCCATACCAGACAATAATTGAGAATGACTGCAATCTAACAACTTCACGTTATATCGGGTTTGAGCACAGGGAGGACTCACACAGAAGCTACAATGACATAATTGCCGATTTAAACAGGGCGGTTGAGCAGAAGAACGTATGCAAGCTGACAATCAATGAGACGGTTGCAAAAAGCCTCGGACTGTATGAATTTGGAATTATGCAGAAGCAGGCAAGGGAAAATACCAAGGCAATGAATGAAGGTCTGGGGAAACTCCTAGGAGTCAGGATAGCACAGGACGATTATATTTCGCTTACTAAAAACAAGAATGAAATCAAATTTGAGAACAACAGCAAAGACGAAATATCAGACATATTCATGCTGGTAATGCAGATGTACAAACAGCACATAGTATACCTAAACAACGAGGAAAATAGATATTTGGTAGAATTAAGAGATGCCTTGCTACCCGATTTGATGAGTGGAAAAATAAACGTAGAAAATATATAAATTAGAAAATAAGCGGTTTGGATAGTATATAAACTACCTGACCGCTTATTTTTTTGCAAATTTATAAAAATATTTATGTAAAACTATTGACATATTACGCAATATGTAATATAATATAATTGTAGCAAGGAGATAGCAGGAAAGGAGTTAAAGAAATGGAGAATGACGAGATGAACCTAGCGGAGCTACTCAAAGAGACAGCCGAGGAAAATCAAACAAGAAAAATCCTGGCAATCCTGGACGAGTGCAAAGACCTTAACGAAGCGAAAGAAAAAATAAAAGCCTTACTTAACAAGTAAGCAAGACAAACAGCAAGTCACAAGGGGCGGACTTCAAAACATTCCTGCTAACCGCCCCAAGTGCTTATATTAATA